CAGCAGCTACTAAAAAAGGAATACACCAGAGCAAGAAATACACTTATAGGGGACATAAAGGCCCAGTTGAGCTTGGCCAAGAACGACCCCGACCGAGTAAGAGATCTTAAAGTTGAACGTAGAGAGGGTCTTGCGTTCATGAAGGAGGCTTATGAAAGGGCTAGAGATAGTGACTTCTTTACTAGGCAACGGTAAAACAAAGGGGAACGGTGTGAAGAAAAATGGCATGATGACCAACAAGGAAATACAGGAGCTTATGCAGAGCGAGGTAGGCCCTAATGGAAAGGTTCTGTTTCTTGCGCTAGCATTTTCGGGTGGCGTTGATGTTAATCCCTACAGAGCGGGTGATGCCTATGGGCTTCACCCTTATGAAATCCACCAAGGACTGTCAGACTTAAAGCATAGAAAGCTGGTGCTAAGAGGAGAAGTCCAAGACTGCCTGACGCTAGTGAGAAAGAAGAAATAATGGAAACCATATTGTTGTATACTGCCCTTGTGCTTGGCGTATTTAATGCACTGCTACCACTCGCAAAAAAGATTGCGGCCAAGACAAAGAATACCACTGATGATAAAGCGGTAGAGATGCTTGAAAGTGCGCTGTCAATCGCAAAGGCTTTGCAGAAAAAAAAAGTCTCTGACGACACCAAAAAAAACTAAGTACAGCTATGCCAAAACGTCAAGCCGAGCTGGAGAAACTGCGGGATCCCTTTTACTCAGCAATAAAATGGATGATCTTCCTGATAGAAAAAGAAGGATTGCCTCTTACCGTCTTCGAGACTTACCGTGGGGCAGACCGACAAAACTATTTAAAGGAAAAAGGGCTAAGTAATGCGGGGGCTTCACAGTCTCCGCATAACTATGGGCTGGCCGCTGATTTTATTTTGGATACAGACAAGTGCGACGTGCGTAAACGGGAGTGGCCCGAAGGATCAGGGGTCTTCTACCCTGACGCATGGGACTATGACTCCAAAGAGGGGAAACATGCCTTCATCAGACTCGGAGAGATAGCCAAGAGCTTGGGTCTCGTATGGGGAGGAGACTGGAAAAGCCTCAAGGACTACCCCCATGTTGAGATGCCTGAGTGGAGAAAGAATATCTAAATGAACTGGTCTGGGAGTCTCCAGTCTGCTGCGTTGTGTTCATGCTTCTCTGGGTCATAGTTAGCCAGCACCCTTTTAACATACCTAGCTCTCGTTCTAAGGCGCACAGCGATTGAGAGGGGGCCTAGCCCCTCCCGATACAGTTCGAGTATCTGCTCGTCACTTGGGACGCCTGTGTACCTATCTGGCTGGCGAAGGTTAATCCGCATTAAATATGTCGCCAAACATGCGTTCCGCTTTCCCACTCAGCTTTACTTTTTTTGCGTAGTGGCAAATGATAGAGGGGAATGGTGCGTTCACTGGCTCCTTTGAACTGTTATCAAGGTCGATAAAGCGGATCCTTCCACTTACAAACTCAATATCCGCAAAGGGCTTTACGTTTTGGTGGAAGTATTTGGTGTCAACCCTTGCTGGCATCAGAAGAACCACCTCTCTGCCCTTCATGTACTCCTCTTTGCACTTCAGCGTCCATATTTTGAGCTGGGAAAAGGGAGGGTTGACAAAGTTCTTGGCTCTCCACTCTATTTCAAGACCATCCCATGATGGTCTTGGGTGAGGGCATGGATCGAAGTAGTCGGGAAACCGAGCCAGTATGTCAGGGGGAGTTCCCCAGTTTATTGACCGAGCTTTTTGCATGTAGGCTGTCATGAGGCAGTATCTCCAATGGCGAATATAGATCCGCAATGTGCATGTTGTGAGTTGTTGCTTTGGGTTGAAATCCGTTGCTGCCATCAGTACTTCTTCTGGTGATGATGGTAGAGTCTCGCCAATACATATCTGATGGGTAGTACCCAACAACATGGCCCACCCCCATATCCTCCACAAGACTGACAAAGATATAGTAGTCACAAGACTGTCTTTGGTTTAGGTCTGGGACGGAGACAGAGTAGTCAAGACGTGGCAAGACATTCCTTCTCTTTGTTTTTACATCCCAAGTAGAGCCAAATAAAACCACGTCGTAATCAAATGTTGACGGGCCTTTGAACTCCCAGTTGGCGCTCTTACATACGAGTTCACCAAGGAGTCCGACATAGGTAAGCTCTCCGTTGGTGATGCTGTTTTTAAGATTATCCTTAAAGGTGTCTGCTTCTTGCTTTGCCTCATCAATCATACCACTGGTGAGCTTGACTCTGATGAACTCTTTGGCTGACTCAACTTTTTTTTTAAGGGCATCCCGCCCTTGCTTGCGCTGACATAGACTGGTTCACTCTTTCCGTTCTTCACTGGAAAGACGCGCACGTTCTTGGTGTTCATGGGGGGAGGTTCAGTCTTTGTCACCGCGATGACTTCGCTATCTTCAAAGACTTTTTTAATCATCTTCGTTATTTTCTTGGCAGTATCCCAATCCATACCAGACTCTTGAAGAAGCCTTAGTTCTCTTGGGTTAAGTTTGAAGGACATAACAACTCCGCAAACGCTTCAAAGCGCATGGTTACATAGATAGGAGATCTATCTTCTTTTGAAACAACAATAGGTTCTTTGCCGCCACATGCCTCTGATGCTTGGGTCATGGCCCTCTTAATGGCTACGCGCTTTCCCCTCTTACACTCTATCCAATAGTTCTCTACCCCCACAACATCGGGGGCATCTTCGCCATCGCGGTATTGAAGCCCTCTACGGGCTTCAAAACCTATCTGCTTAAACAGTGTGGCCACAAGTCTCTCGAAGTTATGGCCCTTTGTTCTACTTCTTTTCCCGCTCACGAAGTTCCTCTAGCTCTTTCCAAAAGGCAACGCACTTCTCCAGCATTTCCTCATGCAAAAAAGGATCCGCCTCAAGGATATGAATATCTCTATCGGCAGTTCCCAAGTGGTGAACAGCTAAGTCCCATCGGTCTAAGCCGCTTAGCATCATATAGAACTGACACTGTAACACATACTCCTCTGGCATCTTTTGTTCAAGTCCGTCCCATTTCTTCTTCGAGAAAAAATGGGCAGTCTTGGCCTCGAACCCAAACTTAATACCCGTAACAATCAGACCATCTGCGTGGCTCTCCACGTTGTAACGCTTCTTGTTTCTTACTAGCCTGTCTGGACTTGCAGCCAAAAACTTATGTTCTGGATGAATAAAAACGTGTCCGGGCAGCAAGTCTTTTTTTGCTTCCTCAACAGGGTCAACCAGTACCTCTCCCGTTTGTGACTCGTACCAGTCTGCGACCACCTGTTCATACAGGTGTCCAGACTCCGTAAACTTGTTGCCAGTAAAAGGATCCCCACGCCCAAGTTTCTCTTCGATTAAAACTTCTCTGACCTTATAAGGGCTTTTACCTAATATGACCGCAACGTCTGTTCCTCCGATGCGATAGTTCCTATCCGCTGGTTTTACAAATAACATCTTCCCCATTTAACACTCTCCTATACCAAAGAGGAAGCCAATCACGGCGGCTACCCATTTGATGGCAGTCATCCCCCCCTCTATTCTAAGGAGAAGGATTTCGTTTTCTTTTTGTTTTTCGAGTAGGAGCTGGATCGTTTCTTCAATGACCTCTATCCTCTCGCTTAGTTCCTTGACACTCAAATAAGTCCTCCGGTCTGCCAGTGTGCCTTTTCTGCCCTGCCATCTTCTCCATCATATATACGGAGGGATGCGCTAAAAGGCTTGGCCTCGCGGCCAGCTTTCACTCTGACAAACACGTTATTCTTAAACACATCAGGCTCATCACCCAAGGTGTCCACGTTCATCATCGTTATAAGTCCGTCTACAGCACCATAAATAGCACCGGAACCCCTCACTGAGTATCCGGGGTTTGCCTTGTCCGAAGACGTAGGCTTTCTGGTATGGTGAACCACTAACACGCTTGCGCCTGTTACGTCCCTAATATGTCTAAGGTTTTCCATCACCTTCATCACCTGAGCAGAGTCATTCTCGTCTGAGGAGTGCAGGTTTCTGAATGGGTCAAAGGTTATCAACCCCAAGTCTGGAATGTTTTCAGCTATATCCGCTGCAAGTTGGTGAGCCTTGCTGGTATCCGCAATATCTATGCCACCTCCGAACCTGAAATACATATCCAATGCCCCAACATCTCGGATCCCTTTTGATGCGGCCAGTGCTTTAACACGGGAATAAACGCTGTGTTCGCTGTCCTCCAGCATGAAGCAGAGAACGGAACTCCTATGTGTAGCACCCTGCAAAAGTGGGTCATCACACATGTTTGTTCCTGTGCATACACTCAGCGCCATCTCTAATGCCAGCCAAGACTTAGCAGTCTTGGGTGCGCCAGCCATCATGACTACGTTCTTGCTCTCCACCATGCCCCTGACCAACCACTTGATAGGTGGGGGAGGCACCGCAAAGAAGTGGCTCGCTGCTTTTATTTTAAGGGAAGCAAACCCGTTCTTAGTTCTCTTGTTTATTTTTGCTACCTCATTATCACTTTGGTGGATGGCCTCTAACGTACCAACTTCTTGCGATCTCCAATCCATCATACTCCAACACTTCCCCTAGAATAACTCTAGCTTTACGAAGCCGCCAGTTTACAACCTGTCGGCTCAAGTTAAGTTCATCTGCTATTTGTTTCTCAGTTAGAGATCTCCCGTAGTAAAGACGAAAGACCACCCAGAACTTTGGCTTTAAAACATTTGATGCACGTTCCAAAACCTTTTTAAATAAAACGATAGCCTCGCTCCTGTTAGAAGACTTATCCTCTATGCCCTCATTTTCTCTCCCATCTTTAGATAGAAGCTCATGAGTATTTTTCTTGTAGAGCTTTTGTCTTCTGATGTAGGCATCACTTCTGATGCACCACATGGCAAAGCGAAAGAACGGAAACTGTTTTCCGTTCTTGTCTAGTCTTGGCTTGAACAACCTTGCCGCTCTATACAAACTGAGAACGGCGTTCTGAAATATATCATTAGGATCCTCAAGGCCAAACCCCCTGCACTTTCCAACATACCATTTGGCTAAGTGCAGGTGGGTTTCAATGAGCTGAGTCATGGCGGCAGCGTCACCGCGCTGCGCCTTGAGTACTAGCTCTCGTGTCTCGTCGTCATCAGGATACTTAGAACGGGACTTCTTCTTCGGGGCGACCGAAGATGTCGGTTGCTCCGCCTGAGCTGGAGGGTTTCTCTCCGCTGTTGGCTCGGCTCTTTGCTCCGAAGTCAAACGTGCTGACTTCAAGAATAGGTCTAGATCTTTTGACCCCATCCTTCTCCCATTTTTCGATGATGACATCTCCGGTGACAAAGATTTGGTCTCCCTTTTTAACATACCGCCCCACTGTCTCAGCGGTCTGGCCCCAGAATGTGAGATCCCAAAAATCTGTTTCACGGTTCTTGCTTCCATCGGTCTTCTTGGCTCCCCTGCCTTGACGTTCTACTGCTATTGACGCATTAACGACAGCTCGCTCTGCCTTGCCTACAAACTTTAACTCAGGATCTTTTGTAAGTCTTCCTGACAATGTGCATTTGTTCATTAGTCTATCTCCTTTTGTTTTGCTTTGGCTAGTTTTCTAGCTTCTGCCTGTACTTCTGGTGGACACTTAGGGATCTCAGTCTTGTACTTGCTCATCACCTTGCGCCACCCGTCGCTGTCGTCAACCCCTGCAAGATCTCTCTTTAAGGATTTGATAATATCATCAGCAACTTCTGGCTTTACTTTCGCGTGGCTATCTGTGCCGCCTTGATGGATTGGATTAGCTTTATCATACAAGCTGTTACCAAACGCTGCACCAAACCCACGAAAGGCTCTCTTCATTCCATCTGTCACAGCCTCTTTGACTGCCAACTCCCGTCCCTGTTTCACTGATGAGGATCCATATCCAACATCTTCTTTAATGATCACAGTCCCATCAACCCTAACAGTTATCCTGACCTGTGACACTACCTCATGGCCCTTGCCTCCCTCGAAGAACTGAACGTCCTTGACCTCTAGACCCCAGTTGTCATGACCGAAGATGCTGTTGGCCTGAGCAATGGCGAACCATCCCTCAACATAGGAGACTTCAAAGCTGCCCTGCTTGCGTTTTGATACTGCGTTCTTAGGTAAGCCCTCGTTAAGCCTCTCGATTATTCTCTTTTTTTGCATTTTATACCACCTCTTGATATATAGAGAGTAGCATTTATGCTACCTCTGGCTCCGACCCCGCGCTCCCCTGTGGGGGAGGGGCCATTTTTATTACAGCCCATGTGTCTTCTGAGCTTTCTTTACTTCTTTAAGTGGCAGCAAGATCTGACACGTTGGGCCACGCCCAAGTTTGATACTGTTAAACTGTATCTTCCCTTCGGCTATCCACTTGTCCACTGTTCGTCTTGTCACCCCTATGATTTCGGCTGCACCCTCCATCGAGATCAGCCCGTAGTCAATCAACTGCTTGTCATTATTGTTCATATCATTTCCCCTTCGGCCACCATGCGTACACGTCTTGCTCTTCTATGAAACAGAACTCCCCGCTGTCGTCCACGGCATCCATCGTATTAGCCAGCACAAGACACCGTGTCCCTACTGGTAGTTTTACTTTCTCTCCAGTCTTTACCACCTCATGCACCCTTGCATTTCTGTGGTCATAGACCCCTTCATTGAGACTGATTAAGGATCCTAAGTCCTTCGGAGTCAACGCTCTGACGACGAGCATTTCGTCCTTTATATTCATAACCTCAAAATCTTTTACTGTTAGCTTGTCTAGGTATGGGTTTATTCCCATGCTACCACCTCCGTTGTTGTCCAGTTATCTTCTATTGTTTTAGTGTTCCACGTCTGTAGATTGCGGTCAAGTACCCTGCGCCTTCCATTCACTGAAACCTTTATTGTTCGCAGCTTAACCCCTGTCCCTTCAAGTATTTCTAGAAGGAACAGGGTGTCGCCATCGGCACAAGGGTATGCCCACTTGACCCTAGTTTGACTCATCGGCTTCGGTCGTCTTGACCAAGCCCATCACCTCATGCAGTTGCATCTCATGCTCCATGCGCTTCATTGCGTAGAAGCAAGCGGTCCTCATCTTGACCATCATAAGATGGGAGAGAGAACGCTGCTCCTTCTTGCGAAGCTCGCTCGGCAACAGCTCGATGATCCCTAGCATGTTCTCAAAAACAGAGATTAGTTTCAGCGTATCATGTGGGCCAAAGCCTTCGATGATAGTATCAAGCGCATCTGCTAGTTTCTTTTCCTGCTCAGGTGTTGGGTAGTTATCTATGCTCTGTTGTTTAACTTTCCCCATGTGACGGCTCCTTTGCTAACGCATGAATAGACCAGAATGTTGCCGAGACAATACATTCCGCTGGTTGCATAGAAGGATCCCACCACTCTTTAGGTGAAGGGGCCTCAGCCTGTGTGCCATAGGCAGTAAACACAATGCTGTCCTCAAGAGACTTGCCCTTGATCCCAATGACTACAACCTTTCGACACGCCCTGTGTGGTGCCAAGACAAGACGGCTAAACCCTGCTCGGCCATTGCGCTTCTCATAAATGACTTCGCTCTCCACCACTGGAGCATCCCCACAAGAGGGGCCATACAGTGCAGACAACAAGTCCGGCAACTGTTCGGGCAACTCCCTGATGTCAATGAAGAAACCTTCATCTTGACTGGTTACTATTTCTGTCACGAAATCAACATGCTCATCAGTCAATCCGTGGTCGTCGTGTGCAATTTTTACTTGCATTATTATTCCCCTTTGACGCACTGCGTCTTTGTTTTTGTTGTTAAAGATTGTATCTCTCTCTCTTTAAGAGAGAGAGAGATACACAAGAGAGCTTCTGTCCATTTTGTAAGAACTCCACTCTCAAAAACTAAAATGGTAAATCGTCTTGAATAAAATCATCGTCATACGGTGACGCTCGGAATGCACCCTTCACCACCGTGCCACACTTACTCACGTCGCTGATAGCAATCTGAGTTAGGATCCCAAAGGTATCCTCGAACAGCGCCAGCGCCTTGTTGGGTGTAGGTCTAAACCCTAGCCAGCATCCCCACCACCCACATTGTAGCGTGGTTAGGTATGGCCAGATGCAGAAGTCCAGCTCAACCTCGAACACTTCTGCGCTGATGGTAAAGATGATAGGCTTACCGTAGTCATCATCCCCGTGGTTTTTTTCGTACTCATCTGTCTTAACGGAAACTGTTTTAAGTTTCATTTTGCTACCCTCCTGACCGCATCACCTACTTCTTTAAGTAGGTGATGAAGTGTTGCTGCTACTTCCCTGATTAGTTTAAGCATCCTCATCCCCATCGGGCATCGCATCAATGAGTCGTTGAGCTTCTGCTATCTGCTCTTGGCTTGGATACCCTGCTCTTGTGATGGCCGCTACATCCTTATAGCCCTGCTCGGTTGCCTCTTGACATTCTCTAGCCTGTTGCTCACGAACCATCTCGGCTCGCTCGTCCAGCTCCTTGTCGAACTTGACGATCTCATCCGATAGCCATTGAATGTGCTTGATTAGTTCCTGCCCACTAGCCACCATCTTGTCATCATGAGCAGGGAAGCGATCTTTAATCATGTCCTCCTGCTCATAGACGGCAGCACCTACTCGGTTGCGCCACCCCTTCAAGAACAATGTGCTTTCCTCACAGAATGTTTTCAATCTCTCAATCTTATTTGCTTTCATGTTGTCTCCCCTTTGTTGTTGTCTATAGTATCGGAACTCTAGTCCATTAGTTGCTAGAGATCCAGTCTCTTGTTTCTTTTCTTTTGTTTATCTCTGAAATCTTGTGGTCGCATTTGCGCCACACTTCTTCTTCGGGCATCCCGAAGATCTCGGCTATGCTTATCTCTCTCACTGACAGTACAGTGCTGCGTGGGCTACAGCTTTTGATGTGCTTCAATGCTGTATCAATGCTTGCGCCATGATGTACCTCAATGTAGGTGTTATTGTTTGTCGCCTCGAATGTTATTAGGTACCACTTCTTCATGTTGTCTCCCCTTTGTTGTCTATAGTATCGGAGTTCTAGCATTTATGTTGCTAGAGATCCACTAATAAAATGTTAAGCAGTAGGATTATTCCTAAGACTGCTACCATCACCACAAAATCTAGTAATGTTTTCATAACTTCTCATTGGCCATAGCTTGCGTAAGGTTTGCAACCATCCTTCGGCTTAGTTCTAGGGTGTCACGCAACTCGGCAATCTTTTTATTCAGTGCCACCACTTCCTCCTCCGCTGTTTGTGTGGCATAGCCACGGCTGAAAGTTTTTATAACTTCATCCTTCTTACACTTGAAAAATATATGCTCACCCTTGGCAGACAGGTAAGCATTGGCGAGGTCAAGCAGTGTTACCTTAGATGCTTTCTCTAGGTTGTCCCCGTCCAAGCTACCTAGGTGGTTACTAATATGAAACGCTGCCGCCCATAAAAGGTTGTCCCCTCCCGCATACTTTCTAGTGAACAGCCCTAAGCTGTTCTCTAGTGTGTCTATAAAATCCTCTCGTCGCTTGCGATCTCTGCTGCTCTGTTGAAGTTCCTCACCCAATGCCCTGCTCTTGTTTGCTTTGCTCATGTTATCTCCCCTCGTATGATTTGATTATTTGGTTAGCTGTCATCCAGTTTTCAAACTGATATAGGTTCTCTACCTCAATGTACACTTCGCTTTCTGGTGCAAGACGGATACCGTTCTGCCTTCCAACCTTGCCCACCTTGAATAGCCCTGTTTTCTTTAATCGTTTTCTTATTTCTGTTACGTCACACTTTTTAATCTGAAAAGTTTTTGTATCTTTTATAGTCATGTTAATCTCCCCTTGTTAAATAGAGTATCGGCAACTCTAGAGTTTAGTTGCTAGTTGGATCCGTTTAAAAGTTTTTATTTTTTCTCCGTTAGTCCTCCCCCCATACCCTAACTTGTACAGTAGTTCGACGCCCCGCCAATCCGTTGCATGTCTCACACTTGCTCCAACTAAACTCATCGTGCGTCATGTTTCCATCCTCATCGTAAAGGATGTAGTGATCTTGCCAATAGTCCACAGCACAAGTATCTCCCTCATCATTGCACTGCCTTTGCACCTGTGGTCCACCGCTGTGTAGCTCAAACCTTTTCTCAAAGGTGTCGTCATCAGGAGGTACTTCGCCATTGGCGATGTACAACACGCAGTCATCACAGCATTGCACGTTTTCAAACTCCCAGTTTTTAGTGTAGTCTATCGGCTCGCCAAGATGCTTGTCATCCACGGGGTAAGGCTTATCATCTTCGAGCCTATCTTCGACTTGTTGGTGGAACTGATCATCGTCCTTGACTCCATTAAGTAGGCACCATGCTTCTTTGGTATTCATGTTAGTCTCCCTTTGCCCACCTTAAAAGGTGGGCATTGATTGTTGTTATAGATTTGACTGACTGATAAAGATCTTTTTATTCATGCCCGCATCACTTATCGGGGCAAACCCCGTACCTATGCAAGCTACTCGACGGCCCAGCTCTTCTAGGCTTTTAAAGGTTAGACCCTTGGACTCGAAGCAGTAATCCAGACCGCACGAAGCAAGCGCCCGTGTTATGACGGCCTCTCTTTTACTGTACCCATACCCCGTAGTGCTAGCGCTACCCGATAGGGTGCCGCTGTCAGTATATACCCACAACACGCAAGCTAGTTGTCCACTTGCCGAATAGGTTGATACTCTAATCGTGGCCACGCAGTTTGGATCGGATCCTATCATCTCATATATGTCATAGCTTAAACTCATGCCCCTGTTCTCTAGCGCTTTTCTGTGGCGCGGATTAATATTGCTTTCGTTAAATGGTAACTTTTTAATGGTCATTTTATATCCCCTTGTTTGTTTGCTAATACTGTTATCGTCTCAGTTCTAGAATAGTTGCTAACTATCTTTCGGTGGATCCGTTTTCTATTAGCTGCCACCCATGATCCTTAAACCTAAACTTAAATATGGTGGCAACACTGCTGATCATTAAGGCGATCTGATCTACCGTGTAGGCGTCAAGTGTACCCTTCCAATACTCGCCACTGGTAGCTGTACCTTTGTTGTGATATATACATCGCACTAATATCTCATCGGCTATTAGTTTGTTCCGCTCGTTATTAGTCAGGTCTTCCCGTGGATAACATGTTGGATCGTGGATGACCTCTTGGTGTACATCTATAATAAAATCTATGGCTTGCTCTATCATTTTGTTCTCCCTTGTTAGTGTTTACTCATGCCCACCACTGAGGGTGGGCATTGATAAAAACTAAACGTTGTAACCTTGACGGATCCATTGGATCATTTTGTCTTTGTTTTCTGCGGTAATGCTTCGGCGCATATCCCACTTTGAAAGTACCCCACTTTCCAGTGCCTCAATAGCTTCCTTTGGGTTATCCCTAAACTCATTCCATAGCTCCCAGCAACTGTTGCATTCAATATCTGTGTCTAACATTTTAATCTCCCTTGTTTGTTAATACTGTTATCGGTTATTCTAGAGTATTGTTGCTAAGTGGATCCAGTTTTATGCTGCTTTTTTTCGCATCTCTTTGATCTGATCTCTACTCATGGTCTTATTCTTGAAAACCTTTTTGTAGGATCTCGCCTTAGGGGGGGCATTGAAAAGAAAAGTGCTTTTCATCATAGGGGATCCGTCTTCGATCTCCACTTCCATCCACATATATCCATTGGCCCCCTTGAAATATTTTCGGGTCGTCTTTTTTTCGGTCGTCTTTTTAGTGCGTGATGCCTTGCCTTCTTTGGCTTTGGCTTCATTCCATGCTCGGACCGCTGCCTCACTTGCTTGCGCTACCATGGTAGTCTCCTTTGTTGGTTGTTTACTCATGCCTACCTTTGGAGGTAGGCATTGATAAAAAACCGTTTAAATAATAGCGATCCAATCGTCGTCTTCGGGGTCTGCCACCCCATACATGCAGCAGTTTGGATCTGGGCATGCTTCCGTTTCACACCCTAGTGGCTCGCCACACTCAAAACATATTTCATCGTAAATACTCTGCTCTAATTCCATCTCAGACTCCCCTTTGTTTGTTGTTTTATCTCGCGAAAAGAGTATCGGCAATTCCAGAATAAATGTTGCTTTAAGGCGTGTGTTTTTATTTCTTTTTGTGTCTAAGTACTTGATTTTAACCCCCTCTCACACCCCCTCCTTCGGGGGTAACGCATCGCGTCATGCGGTAAAAAATGACTGGATGGTCACCATTTGGTCATGGCGCATGGGTGCTAAAGGTCCAAGGCGGGTCACTATTATTATACCCACTTACCACACCACACACGCAGCCAGTTTTCCAAACTGGTTCCACAATACGAGAACTGTTATGGCCAATGAGAACAAAAAGAAGATGAGAGCAATCGTTGAGTCCACCGATTACGATGAGATGATGCCTTTGTACCGGAGAAATCCCACCAAAAGCATTAAATACGGGGTTGCCACTGTTCAGGAGGAGAAAGACCACAATAGGTGCCTAGCTCGCCTAAAGGATGGGCATCTATGTGGATCGGGAAGGGTGAAGGGGAGTTTGTTTTGTTACTTCCATGACCCAGAGTTGGCCAAACTAAGGTTGGACAACGCTCGAAGCGGTAGCCGAAGGGCCAATGGAACATTCATTCCTCAAGAAGCTGAGGCCCCAGATATACAAACACCAGAAGATGTGAGGCAGTTTTGCATAGAAACTGCCCACCAAATCAGGATCGGTGAACTTGGGGCCAGAGAAGGGGGGGTTGTGTCAGCACTTGTGAGCCATATCCTTAAAACATTACCGGAAACAGCAAGTAGTGAGCCTAGTAAGGCAGATCAGCTTCGCATCCTGTTGATGGAAGAAGAAGTAAACTGAAAAATAATACCCCCTGCTCTTTGAGGAGCAGTGGTTACTGCGTAACAAGAAGCGTCCGGAAGGGGGGTTTTGTCAAAATATGAGTGAAAATATTTTTCCACCAATAGAGAGGCTTATGAAGCTGGCATCTCTATGTACAGTGACCGACCAGAGAACTGGCAAACCAGTTCCCTTTGAGCCATTGGCTGAACAAAGTAAGATACTTGGCGAAGTATGTGATAACAATAACGTTATATTTCTGAAAGGCCGCCAGATAGGGTGTAGTACCGTAATATGCTTCTTAGATGCAATCTTCGCCATCATCTATCCAAACACGAAAGTTTGTATCGTAACTGATACCGAGCAAAAGAGTCACGGTCTTTTGGACCGTGTGCGCGAGTTTCTGGTTGACCTAGATGTAAACATGACGATCTCTAACAGGGCCAAGATAAGGCTGGCAAACAATAGCGAAGTCCACGCCTTAACAGCAAACGCCTCCAAAGGACAGGAGCAATCGAAAGCAGGACGTAGTTTCTCGTATCAGATGCTTCATCTTTCTGAGCTGGCGTTTTGGCCCGACCAAGATGCGTTTGGCGCTCTGACTGCTTCCGCTGGCCTATCGGCTCCGATAATAGTGGAAAGCACTTCTTCGGGGCCGGGGGATTTACTTTGGGGGCTGTGGACTAATAAGAATACTTTTTCAAAAGTATTCTTCCCCGTAGAAGATCATGAAGCATATAGACTTGACGCATCCCTACTTAGCACAGAACAAATCGAGGAAGGAAAGGAGCTTGGGTTTAGCAACCATGAAGCTATGTCGTGGTTTTTCAGGGCGTTGGAAGACAGGTTCTCTGGAGACCTAATCAAATGTTTAAGGGAATATCCTCAGAAACCAGAGCAAGCATTTCAGTCGGCGGCTGGCCGCTGGATAGGGCTTAACCCACCAGTATTAGAGTACAATGTGCAAGATGATTTGAAAGTCTTTGCCCCGCGAAATCAAGGCCACTTCTACTCCGTGGGCGTGGATACCGCAGGGGGCCTCGGTCGGGACTACAGCACAATCGCGGTCATAGATAAAATATCTGGATCGCTCGCATGTTCCTATTCCGATAACCAATGCACCATAGATGAGCTTGCCGAAAGGGTGAGGAAGGTTTACGAACTGTATGCTCCAGACCATGTATGCGTTGAGACAAACGGGATCGGCCAAGCAACCTCTCAGGCTTGTCGGGACAAAGGCATCCCAGTGATGGAGTTTAAGACCACTGATGCCGTCCGTTATACAGCATTGCTTCTGACCAAAAACGCTGTAGAAAAGCAGGGGTTAGCTGGCCCAGAGGAACTAGCATTTGAATGTGCTGACCTACATATAGATAAGCGAGAGAAGTTCGCGGGAAGAAAGGATTTATGTATGGCAATAGGTTTTGCACTTGATGATGTGCGCCGTAATCCTGTAACAATAACCCGTGAGAAACCCACTGGTGTTTTTGATATGCAAAAACACTTGGGGGGTAATAAAAAAGGTTGGAAAGGATTTTAAATGCCATCAGTACTTGGTTCGCTAGGAAGCGAAAAAGATCAGCTCAATGCAAAAGTTAGTCAGGCTGTAGGAGTTCCGGCGATAACACAGGACTCGCTGGCTGGGATGAACCTGAAACAGCTAATGGACTTAAAAGGAAAACTCACCACAGTGAGCGTTCGCCAACTTGCTGGGGGAGACAAACAGCTCGAAGCATGGGAAGCACAGGAGGTCGCAGCAGCCCAAAGGAAGGCTGGCATCACTGCGGCAACCACACTGGCGGGTGGGCTTATTGGGGGCCTCTCTACGGGCCTTGCGACCGGAGGAATGGGAGCGCCAGCGGGTATAGGGTTAGGCTCAACAGGTGGCGCTCTGGTTGGCACGGCGGCTGGTTATTTGGATCCCCATGAATGGAAGCGTGGATCTATGGGAGAGCGCCAGCAGGGTCTCGTAGACAAAACGGCGAACATGGGAACGGCACTCACACAAGCCATTGGGCTTGTTGATGCGGCAATCGCAAAGAAAGAAGTAACAAAAAACGCTCTCGGAAAAATGAGACAACGAGAAACAAATAAAGCAAATAGATGGAGCAGCAAAGCATGAAAGATTTGAATATACCAGATGGCGTTAAGCATGGCATAGAAGACTTGGCGAAAGAGCTGGCGAAGCATCACATGGCAGGGGAGATTTCTATCTCGAAAGGGAGTGGGGATGACCACGGGGATGACCACAAGGGCAGCGGCGATGGTATGTGTGAAGAACTTAAAACCACACTCAGCTCTTGGGACGATGAAGAACACCCTTATTACAAGGATGTAGAAAAAATAATCAAAAAATATGATGACGATGATGACGAAGAATACGAAGAAGAAGAAGAAGAAATAGAGGAAGAATACTAAATGGCGACCTCACTACAGAGACTTGATGGCAAGGATGCCGACATAAAAACGTCGGCCATAGAAGATGGGATCCTAACGGTAAGGACTCTCTGCTATGAGCTAACGGAAAAGGGTCAGCGGTCTGTCACGAACTTTGCGGTGAAGGCTGAGAGGAACGAGCTGTTCATGAGAGGCGAGCAGTATCGAGACATAGATAGGTTTAGCGCACGAATAACGGACTTCCCTTGGGATGATACGGTTCCGCGCATAACGCACAATCTTCTTAGAAACCTTGTTCTGACTTGGTGTCAAAGGATCTTGAAGGACAGGCCATCAGTTACCGCCTATCCGTCGAGTAGTGAACCGTCTGACTTGGGTGCCGCGAAAGCCGCAGCCGCGCTCATAGAGTACTTTGAGTTTGAAAATGGTGTAGACGCAAAACTGTTTGATATTCTAGAGACCGCCTGTGCTGATGGCATAGGCGGGATTAAGGTTTACTATGATCCTGTTTCAGAAGAAGTGAAATGGGACGTTGTAAGCATTTTTGATTTTTACATAGACAACACAGAAAACGCTGAGGATGCGAACTGGGTTGTCTTTAAAAGACACATAGACGTTTATGAGGCAAAGGCCCTGTTAAAGCCTTTGGGTGTCACAGATGTTGAAGCCTCTGAATACAAGGTGAATGATCTTGAAAGCAGGGAGGGCGTTGAGACCTTTGAGATATGGTACAAGCCAGATGACCGAATACCAAAAGGCATCTATGCTTTGATTGTGGATGGAAATGTCGTAGAGCAGATGGATTATCCCTATGTTTTCCCATACCTAGAAAACCCAGAGTCAGAGCAAACAAGGGCGCTTTTACCTATCTCTCTTTTTAAAGTTACGTTCATTAGGGGAACTGTTTATGGCGATACATGGATGAACGATGCGGTTCCTATTCAGCGCCAGATAAACGAGATTGAGTCCGTACTAACAAAACTTCGCAGGGACACAGGCTCCGTGAAGTTGATTGCACCCGGAACGGTAGTGGATACTTGGGACACGGCTGACAGCATGGTCAAGATTGATGATCCACAAAAAGCTCAGATAGTTAAATGGCTAGACCCGCCAAAAATAAACAGCATTTTATTCGAGGATAGAGATCGCCTTGAAAGAAGACTGTATGATATTGCCGGACTCAACGAAGTCCTTACTGGCGCACAAAGCGCCAAGGCAGGAACTTCAGCAAAACAGATAGCATACCTCAGTGAGCTGGATAATATGAAGATGGCCGGAACAGCTAGAAATATTGAGAAGTTCATCATAACTCTTTTCAGGACAACCCTCCATTTGGTTAGAAACTACTACGTTTACCCAAGGATCGTTAGACTCGTCGGAGAAAACAATGCGATTTCAAGCATGTATTTTATGGGGAGTGATATTGATGGGGTTGATGTTAGGCTTGAGCCCCGCGCTGGTGCCGAAAGATATTCTGCCCAACAAGCTGCAAACGTTATTGAACGTGCGGAAGGAGGGCTGGAAGACCCTGCGACAGTTATGGAGAGATCACGAACTGGTCTTGAGGAAACGTCAGGACAAACCGAACTCAAAGGAAAGCTCATCGGGCAAGCAGACGCAGCCATGAGTGGGCAACCACAACAGCCAATGCCAGACGTTAATCCGGCATACGCCTCTCAGGTCTTAAACGAATATATGGGAGCATTGCAAACACAGATACCGCCAGAGCAGATAGCGATTATATTTGAACTAAAACAGATGTATGACCAGCTTGCGGCGCAACAAGCGCAGCAAGCACAGATGGCACAACAGCAACAGGGACAACCCCCACAACAACCTCAACAACCACTACCACAAGGGCCAGTATTATGAACAAACTTAGCGCAGCAGGATTAGCATTATTTATTATGACCGGAGGCTACGTCATGGTGATGAACCAACCAGTAGCACAAACATCAGGAGGGCTGACTAGGGCGTTCACGGTTTCATGTCCATCGCTTCCCGCATCAATCAGGGTGTCATCAGAGTCACCACCTTTAAGTAATGACTATATGACGAAATATACAGTCATCACATGCAGAAACCAAAATCAGGCTGGCAGAGACATAATCATCGGTGACGCCTCCGTTAGTGCGGCGAACGGCTACACGCTTCTGGGTGCTGCCAACGCGCTAAACAAGACCACTGTGTCAACAGGAAACCCCCTGTTCTGCACGTCTAATGGCCCACCACAAACACTAGAGTGTATTGCGAGTTTAAGGTAATGCCCTTCAAGTCTGACAAACAAAGACGATGGATGTATGCCAACGAGCCAGAGATGGCGGAGCGTTGGTCTGCGGAAGAAAAGAAGAAGAAAAAAAAGAAAGGGCTGGAGCGGTCTGCAAAAGATCGCGCAGTTGAAATGGTTAAAGCATGACAGACGATTGGACACAATACTCGAAGCTCGTTCTCTCCGAGCTTGAAAGGCATGGAGAGAAGCTAGAGAAAATGTCTGAACAACTTGTGCTTCACGGAGAAGAACTGGCACAACTAAAGGTTAAGGCCGGAATGTGGGGTGCGCTGGCTGGAGGAGTTCTAGGCGCGGTGTCCTACGTTATGAATAAGATAGGTTAAAACTGGCAAACATTCAGTTTGCTCAGTATAAAAGGAGAGACCCATAATGGAAAATGGCGAAGCTGTAAATGAGGAGTCAGCACCCTCGGTTGAAGAGGCGATGCTTTCTGCATTGTCAGAAGAAGATGTAAATGAGGAGTCATCACCCTCCGTTCCCAGCGACGACACTGCTGAGGATAGCGGTTCCGACACCGAAGAAGTCGAGGCTCGTGAGGAGCAGAAAGAGGAGTTAATACCGAAGAGTAGCTTTACTCGGAGGATAAATGGTTTGCAAGCGGCCAAGAGGAAGGCTGAGTCTAAATCGACACAGCTAGAAGCTAGGCTTGCACAAACTGAGTCCGTTCTGAGAGAGCTAAAGGAAAGGTATGATAACAGGTCTGCAAGATTATCGGCATACGAGGAGCAAGATCCACGGGATGCCCAGATCGAACAGTTAAGATTTCAGCAAGCACAAGCCGAACGGTTAAGGGCGTATAAGGATGATGCCCACCAAAGGCAGCTACAGGCTCACCGAGAGGAAGCAGTAGGCAGCAGGGCTGATGAGATCGTGGCAGAGGCAGATGGTCTGGCTGGTAAGTATAAGACTTTCAGTCCAGAGGAACTTGTTATTGGCTACTCTAAAACTGATGGCGTCAGCATGGCTGAGTTGGCATCGGATCTGCATAAGCAACGAGTGAACGCTTACAAGATTATATTGGCTCAAAACGGTAGCACTTCTGCACCCAAGCCAATGAGAACCCAAGGTTCTCGTTCCGCAATCGCTGGCCATTCACATGATGATATGGTCAGATTTTTAGATACTTTAGGAGAGTAAAATGAGTATTAGTTTTAACGAAATAGCCATGTTAGTGGCTCGCTTTGGCAACTCTGTTGTCCAAGAGGAAGCTAACTTGGCGGCTCCAACTGTTGGTAAAGGCACCATCAAGAAGGAGAAACAATCGGGTACTGTTGGTATTGTCAACGTGAAGGCTGGTGGGTTACATTCCACTGAGTTTATTACGGACTCTGGCGATCTCCCAACAGGCGCAAATGTTGACATTAAACAGATGGCTTACCATCCCAAGGCGTTGTTTACGCGATTGTCAGTTCCTCGTATTTCTGCGTTGACTGCAATCTCAAAGCAAGATGGCGTCAACTTGGTTCGTGAGCAAATGCAATCTGCTGGTGCAGATTTAGGTCGAGTTCTCGGTCGTGCATTGTTCTCGTCGCCGCTTGCAAACATTACGGCTGCTGGCTCATCCGTAGTTACCGCTTTGGGTGAGGTTCAGTTTAACACTGTTGATGGTGACGTATCGGGCTATCGTGTTGGTTCTCGCGCCGATGGCTTTGGTGCCGCTGGTCAGTCTTTCGAGTTTAGTGTTGACATCACTGGCGTCAATGTAAGTCTTACTGGTGTACCCACGCTTGGTATGGTTACTGGTATTGTTCGCTTTATGGCTGGCAACAATAGTGGTGATCCGGCTGGATCAATCGTAGCGACAGGGCCTACGCTTTTAGCGGCAGACTCCAATCCGTCACTTCAAGGCGCTGTTGTTGTCAATACTGGTACGCCGGATGAAAAGGGCATGTGTTCGCTGCTTGATGCAGCAAGCCCAACCTTGGATCCGTTTGCCGCTGGTACAGGACTGCTTGGTTCAACTGGTAACTATTCAGGTATCGGAGGCGTTACAACTGAATACACTGGCAACACCATAGTGAACGCTGCCCCTGCGGGCGCTTTGGCTCTTGAGAAACTTGATGAGCTTTCACAGACCATCAAGCGCAAGAGTGGAAAGACGTGGACGCATACTATCGTGAACAGCACCATGTTCCATGCGTACATGGCTCTTTTGGTGAGCAATCGCCAGTTCATTGGTGGAAGCCAGAAAAATGATGCGTCTGTTGCTGATGGTACTTACGAAGGTAAGCCTATTCAGATTGACGAAAACATGGCCGATGGCAAGATCCTCTTGTTTAACGACAAGGATGTTAAGTTGGCTGAATGGCGTAACTTTGAACCTGACAGCGATGGCAAGGATGCCGCGATGGTTTCACGTTCCAAGTTTGAGTATGACACTCAAATCTTCGGTATGTACAACCTTCGCATTTTGCGTCGTCACTGCTTGGGAACTTTGACTGGTGTCACTTCCGGCTGGTAGTGTATAACAGTAGGGACACAGACCTCGCCTTTAAGGGCGGGGTCTGTTTATATTATGATTAAACCTTCCGAGAAAACAAAGCGTAAGCTGGCAAAACGTCTTGAGAGATTTGGCGTCAAGTATGGAAAGATACTTGGCGAGTGGATGTTTATTGAGCCAGTTAAAGTATGTATCCCCACCAACTTTGGTATTAGGTTTATTGTGGACACGGAGTACCCTGTTCACCCTATGAGGGATGATGTTCATTATTCGCAGATCATTGGCAACAAGATAAGTAGGCTTGCAAGGGCGTACCATCTGGATGCCCTTAGAAGTCGAGGCTCAAGGTCGAACAAGGTCTTAGAGAATAGGGCAATGGAAGCGGCTGGTGAGTTTACTGAGTTCTTGCAACACATTAAAAACCCAAGGGTACAGGTCGTATGAAGCTGCAAACAGCGAGAGAACAAGTAATAACCATGCTTGATGATGCCGATGGGCAGAGATGGCCGATCAAGGACACTGCGGATCAGTTTGACCCAGCTAACGAAGTGGACTTGGCTATCCAATCTGCCGCCATCGAGTGCGTATCAGCATACGTTCATCAGGGTGGCGATATGTTTGACGTGGTTCAAGAAGTTACCACTGACGACGATGGTACATTTTCTTTTCTGTCTCAAGCAGACCTGCCCAATGTTCCGTTAATGCTTGAAAGCTGCTCATACAAGGGCGGTGATTATTACTACTCGCTCCATGCAATAAGGGAGCAGGACGTACAGCTTCCGCTAAACCAGATAAACACTGTAAAGGTAAAACTTGTTTACTCGCCGGACCTGTCCGATATTTACGGCGCTGATGAGATTTATTATTCCAGACAGGTTAGCTATGTTGCACCCATAACCCCTATTTCTTGGCCAGTGTTTGACCAGTGGGTTTGTGCGGTTGCGGCCAAAGAGCTAACCCCGAAAGAGAACGAGGCAAACACCCAGCTTGACGACAAGGTGTCCATGCTGTCGAGCGCTTGTTTAAGATCTCCCGATCAACCCAAGACAGTTATCTTTCCCACAAAGGAAAGATACCTGACGTGGGGGCCGTCGCTTTATAGGTGGTCCTATACCCCTAGAGACCTGACTGCTGGCAAGCAGTGCTGCCTTAGACTACACAAGGTGAGGATTAGGTAATGTATGGACGGATGCCGCGCACACATACGTTCGATCACACAAGAAGATCTCAAGACGATATTCTTGTGTACTCTGAGAACCAGCTTCGGAACGTACTAGGAAACATTCAGCGCGGCAAACGTGTGGTCATTGTTGGCACCATACCAATATCAAAACCAGTTGAAATAAAAATAGCAGAAGACCTGACCACCACCATCGTGTCTCAGTTTGTAACGATAACTGGGTTTGGCTCCGGTCGCCTTGTGCGCAAGCAGGGTGTCGATGACCCCTTCAACATGTTTCTCATTAGAACAGAGTCTCTTGACGACCCATCTGGGCTGCACTTTTTAGACCTGTCTTTCGATGGCTTTGATGCGGCAATCGCAACAAAGACAAATACGGTATGCAACCTTAGAGTTATAGGTTGTACAGCAGAGAGATGCAGAACCCTGATTGGTGACGCCTCTCCGGTAAACGGGTTTTTGCTTGAGGCGACCATTCAAAACAACTGGTGCTATGGCACAATCGACGGCGGCTACACTGCGCTTACTCTTGGCGTGGAGTACCAAGCATCGAAAATAACAAACAACACGGCAACCATTCCAGACAGCGCATCACTCCCGCTGGTAAACTTTACCGTGATGGACGATAGTTATTTTGACTGCATCATCAGCGGCAACAGCTTGGGGGCCGGATCTCTTGTAAACATACTTATGAGAAAAACCCTTTTTACATCCAACAATAGCGAGGGCGCTTTAGAGCTTAGGGGTTTTGGTGTCGCGGGTACTGACTCCAATGTTATCTCTGCAAACTACAGTGGTTCCGGTACGGGCATGGATGTTTTCAACATGAACTACAGCACGATAACTGGCAACAATCTTACAAGGTTTGCTGTCGATCAAGGGGGGCTACCCACATCAGAAGCCCTAAACATAACTGGCAACACTTTTCTGTTTGAACCCATAGTCAATGTTGAGTGTTTTATTTTCAGAAACAACTTTGGCGGCATTAGCAGTTGGGATGTTTATGGGGATGGTCGCATACCCATTGACGGTGAGATACTTGGTCAAACGATAGTAGACACCAGAACAATCGCGCCAGCCAATCCATTTATACACGTTATAGATCAGCTTGAAGATGGCACCCTTAACTCTGCGGCAGCCCTAGACAATGACAACAATGCAGCCGAACTTGCAGACGTTAGCTTTCATGTTCCCTGTGGTCAGCAGGTTTTGATAAGGCTTCATTGTCATCTTTACGATGACGATAAAGCGGTTGATGATATGATTTTTGTTCGCATAGTTGACGTGGACACCACCACTGGCGTGGAGAGCTTTATACCGATTGCTAACTGCAACTCCATTCAGCAAGCAAGTTTGCCCCAGTACAGCTCCACCACAACACCCAATAAAGGGTCGTCACCTCACACCTTTGAGTGGCTAATCAGGGGCAACATTGGTCTGTATTGGACTGTTGGCGAAGAAAGAAAAATAAGGTTCATGGTTACGGCAGACAACAACAACGCTAACGTCTGGGTGATGGCCGGAAGTCATTGGGCGGCAGCGCCAGTTCCACCACATGCGCCACCAGTGGGGGAGGCTTACGGGCCACTGATCTCATCGGCAGAGGCCGTGTGCCACCAAGTAAACTATGTTGAGCCAAGCTAGAGGAATGTTATGCAGATAAACACGTCCAACTGGGATAACAGGAATATGTCTATAAATGCTGCTGGTGAGCTTATTACTCGTCCGGGGGGAGATCTTATCTGGAGAGACATTCTCCCTCTTGGTTCAGTGGCGAGAGGTGGCTTCTCTGCCAAGTCACAGTTCCTAGACATTGTGCAGCACTACATTCTTATCGGCGTTCCCCCCTCCCCTCCTGACCTTGTTGGAAACCTTGAGCTGTGGGTCATAGATGAGAACCTTCCAGATCAGACAAACGAGGTTAGGCAGAGACTTGTTCTTGGATCAGATAGACCCGTTGGGCCTATCACCCATGCAATCGTCAACGGGGAGATCATTATTTCTGGGCCAGACTTCTCTACGCTATGGGGATACACTGGCAGTGGTTTAATCTTAGCAGACAAACAGGATAGCATACATGTCTCACTTGAAACTCTTTCTGTGCCGAATGGCTTATGTGTGTCTTGGGCGGGTCGCTGCGCTGTTGCAGTTGGCGAGCAAGTTCTTGTATCGGATAGCCTTGCGCCTAGAACATATACTGCTCCGGGGATAATCTACGGTTTTGCCGGATTTATCTATGGCCTCTTTGTCTCCCCTAATGGCTCACTGGTTGCCGTAACCGCTAATGGCGTTTACAGCTTGAGCGCACAAGCATCTGTTCAGGGGGTTGGCGTCAGCGGTTCTGTTGAGAAAATATCCAGCTATCAGGCGACAGGATACAACAAGGCAGCGATGACCCCTTATGGTCTTTATGGCTTAACCAAGCGAGGGTACATAAGGATTGATACTAACAATGCTGACGAGGTTACAATATCCGACAAGAGCTATGTGAGATCCTTGACCGACATGATTAGCTTTCCTGATTACAGGGAGGGGAAGATGTGGGCGACCAGCACTGGGCTGGCCATCACTATCGGATCAATGGACGAGGATGATGATGACCAATATAGCGGCGGGATGTGCATCATAGATCTTTACGAGAAGTTTAGAAGCTGGTGGACCGTTAAAGGGGTAGGCAGGTTGCGCGGCATACTAAACGAAAGAGAAGGCGATGACCTTTTTCTTTTCTCTGATTTCAATACGCCAATCCAACGGACAGCCCTGTATAAGTTTCACAGAGATTTTGACCATGACCAATACGATGACCCATTCTTTGGGTCTATCTGCGGGAAGATAGATGTCCCATCTGAAATGTCGCCAGTTGTCAGGGCTATCTTTGTTGCTGCTGACAATGGCGGCAATCCTATCAAGGTTGCCGTCAGAGGGGAGTTCAGAAAGAAGGATGGCAGCCCACAGTCTGCAATCACTTCTTCTGGTGACGGAGTTGTTGTTGGGTCTTTGGCTACTCCAGAGGATGACTGGCTTGACAGTGCCACGCCATCAAACAAAAGGGTTAAGACTGCGGAGCTTGAGTCTAAACGATTTCAGTTTGCAAAAAGAACCAATGATATTTCTGTTGAGTTTGCCGCTTCTGGCGGCAAAATCAGGGTTGGCTCTATCGACCTAAGAAAAGCGGGATACGGCCAAAGGAGACCAACATAATGGTTATCGCAAACAACAACCCAATAGAGGCCACTGATTTAAACGAGGTCTTTAGCGATGGCGCAGCGCCAACTCCGTCTGGCAACGGATTGACTCTTGGTGTTGACGATCAAAAAAACAAAGCCAACGGATACTCCATCATGAGGTTTAGAACTCAGGAGGTGGTTAATACAGCGGGATTTGGAACCACGTCCAGCACCCATGTGCATAGGTTTACATGCCCTGATGATTTCGACATTAAGGTTGCAGGGCTAACGGTTTTCATTACACCCTTTGGCTCCGCCGCAACCCCCCCGCTCCTTCCGGTAAAGTTTACCGCGCAAATACAGGGGGCAATAACAGACCTAGAAAACGATCTTCCTATTGACGAGGTTCTTTTTCTTACGGAGCCAGTATCAAACACTGAGGGTCAGAAGTATGTTCAACTAGAGATTCCACCCTTTGGCTCTCCCTCAACAGTGCTTATAAAATCTGCTCGATATGGGGCTTACGACTCTGTTGGGCCAAGCTCAGGATCTCTTGAGAATAGACCAGTAAACACTCTTTTAAAAAATGTTCTTTACGAGGTGATAATGAAAAGAGAGGGTCAGTATTTTGCGGCAGAGGACATGACGATGGTTGATTTTTATATTATGTATAAAGTTAAGCTGAGGAGAAACTAATGAAAACAGCATCGTTCCCTTGGTCGGCTAGAGAGGGTAAGGTCTTTGACCCGAAAGAGATAAATGAAAACTTTAGGAAGGGCGCTCAATATCTCAGAGACTCTTTGGCGTTAAGATACACCTACTCAATGATGAGGATAGATCTGACTGGCATTAACTGTGCGACGGATGAGTTTCGTAATCGCATTATTCCCTTCTACCCCTTCCATGCTGGCGAGCCTATGGATATAGTTGGTGGTGAGCTGATAACATCCAACTTTGCCGCTGGTGAAAAGCTGCATGTTAAGTGGATCAAAACCCCCTTTCCAGCCGGAACTCCACGTTTACCCACCACCAGCAATGGGGGCTTTCCCTACACTGACACCGATATAATACTTCCGAATGGTGGACCAACAGAGGACTGGCGCTATATCGAGGTCGAGGCTTTGGATGGAAAGATTTTAAACTCCAACACCCAGCAAAGAAACATCAGGATTGGGGATGCCGTACCCATAGGGGTTTATTGTTTAGAGGTTGGCTCAGATACCGACTGCAACATAAGCCCAGCGTTGGGAATGTCAGCAGAGCTGGTGCTTTGGCTTAGAAGCAGCAGAGGCACCAACCCAGAGTTCAACATGCCAGAGCTTTTTAATGGTCAAGATGCTGCCGACGCCAACAAGTTCAACAGCGTATGCACAGACCTTGAAACACACAGGGCGGCCACGGTTGACCCCGCAAAACAGGACACATGGAGACTGGATTGTTTCGCTGTCAGGGATGTGCCTGACTCGATTGAGGCCCTAGAGATAGCTATGGGAATGGCTACCATCCCATCCCCAAATGACAGCTCACCAAATGCCGAGTTTAGGCTTGCAAGGGTTGATTACTATGTCTCCACTGATGCGGCAGAGTTTTCCCCTGCTGCAACTGGCCGACAGTTTGATGGCTTTGCCGTTCTCACTGGTGCGCTTGCGACGTTCAACAACACCACAGATTTGGATGGCCCAGCGGGTACGGCCAACCATGTTCTCAGGGTTGGAGACACAATCGCTGCCCCGTTGGTGTCTGGGCCAGCCTTGGATGCTATGGATACGGCAGATGACAGTTTCTTTGGCGTTTCAGATCTAAACACGGTCGCTGGTATGGGCCGCATTAAGACACTTTATGTATATTTATGGTACAGGTTAAGCACTTAGGAGAAAACTATGGCATTTCAACCATTTCAGCCGTACAGCGGTCTCAACAAGAAAAGAAAAACCCAGACAGGGACGGGCGCAAACATGGCCCAAGAGGGATCTATGGTGAACTCACCAAATCCCATCACCACTCAGGGGCCACTTCAAAATACGGCCAGTGAGACTGCGGCTAAAAAAGCCGCAGCAGGTCAGGTTATGGCACCGCCAGCCAACATGTCTCAGTTTGGTGCGGAGAACGCCATCGGCACCACAAACGAGGGTGGTGGCGGGGGTGGGCTGGGCAACCTGTTTGGAGATGAGCCAACCGCTGCTCTGGGACAGGCACCCAACAGCGCTCCTCCGGTTTGGCAGGGAGGCTCTGGGGGGAGACCAGCACACGGCTTTTTTGATTTCAACAACCCACCCACTCTCAGCAACCTCTCAGGCAGGAATGATGATCCACTTGGGGGAGGCGGTTACGATGACTCAAACATTACCGATGAAGGCCCTATAGACTTAGGCCCTGTTGGTGAGGATTTAAGGGCAGAGATAGCAAGGATACTTGGCCAAGACGCAGCAGAGCTGGCGAGAAAAGAGGCTGGTCGAGTGATTGCCGCTAACAGGCAGGTCATGGGCAGACATGGCGGGACTGGTGGGCGAGAGGCTTTTGGTAGAGACACCACCCTTGCGGCAACAGACCTGATTAACGAAAGACTTAACAGGGAGAAGATGAGTGCTGCGAGAGCAGGGTCAGAGCTGGATAGATGGCAAAACACTTTCGACAGGTCTGGAGACCAATGGGAGAGAGGATTCGATAGAGCCGCAGACCAGTGGGAGAGAACCTTCGATAGACAGAGCGATATGTGGGAAGCAACCTTTCAAGCGTCTGGTCGTGCGGAAGATAGAGCTGTTCAAGCAGAAGCTCTTGAAACTATGTATGTACTTATGGAGGAGGCCGACGTTATGTTCGGTGGAGACTCGGAAGCTATGGCCAACCACATGCGGGGCCTTACTGACCCCATTACTGGGCTACCAATGTTTACCGAAGAACAAATCCTCATGGCAACAAAAGCACTCAGGGAGCAGGAGCTTGCTGAAGAAGAGAGAGACAGACAGGACGCTGCGGATAGGGCCGAAAGGGATGAAGACATAGCCAATGCAGAAGAAGATGAAGCGGCAGACCCAAGTGGCTGGCTGGCAAGAAGGCTTGACGAGGAGCTAGAGAAGGGAGATCAAGGCCGAGCATGGCTTATTGACGAGGGAGACTATGAGGGCGATGTTATGTGGAAGATGGATATACCCGACACTTGGGTGATGGCGATATCCGTCAATGGATCAGGTGGATACATCGAGTACCCTCGAAACTCTGGGGAGAGATGGGGTAAGATGATGAACGCTGACGGCGAGACAATCTGGGTTAAGTACGACTACTTAAACGGAGAACAGCAAGCTGCCGCTAATGCAGGCGGGGAGGCATAAAATGGCTATAACAGAAAAAAGCAGTTGGGGTCACGGCACCACAGACGATGAGTTCGGAGCGCCTAGACGGGCTAGGGGTAAATACAAGCGTGGTATCGACAAGTTGGCTTTGATGCAGATAGCTGAGAAGTACGACCTGCCCATCGACATGGTGTTAGACAAGGTACTGAAAAGCATGACCAGCGACGGGAGACCCAGCGAGGGCGCGTTGCTACCTAGAGGTATCGACCTTGAGGAGATAGGTCTTGCCACTGCACTGCCAGACAGCGGTGAGTTTGCCACGCTAGGGGAACATGTTGGTAGAAAAAAACAAGAAGACCGAGAAAATATGTCAAACGTGAACATCGCGGAGGAGCAGCTCATAGAGTCTAAACAGTTAAACAGGGCAGAGCGTGAGTATATAGCCAGACAAAAGGCGGCAGGAAATCCAAAATCCGAAGCGGAGTTTTACGATCTTCTAATGTGGAACAGGAACGCCCCAAACCCAGAGGACAGGGGAGATTTTGACAGTTTGATTTATGGCGAAAACGCTGGCGCTGTTGACTGGGTTGGCGAGGCCGATGAGCTACAGAAACCACCAACGGCACCACCACCAAAAATAGTTAGAGTTGAAGAAGACCTCGTGGGAGACATAGAAAAGGAGCTTGCCGAGTGGACACCTTACCCTGAGAAGGCAGAAGTGGAGGAGGTTGCCGCATGGACACCTCCCCCCAGACGAAGGGGAGAGTATGGTAAGGGGCTTAAAGGCTCAGGCGGGGTTACAGAGGAGGCTATGGCCTTTGAGTATCCAGAGGGCGCGGGAGATCCTGAGCCGGACAGCTTAGACTACAACCCAAGACACGAAGAACACCAAAGAGCAACAGAGGAGCTGATAGCTAACCTGATGCCGCAGGGTCACGATATGGATCCCAATGATGAGGAGAGGGCTGACCCAAACACTATCATAGGGGAGGACTTCTTGGTGACAGACAAGCTAGGCCCTCAGAAGCCACCAGAACCACGAATCGATCAGACTGACGCAATAAAGAATGCGGCCAAACTTGCAGCAGACAAGGCCATTGGTAGTGAACTCATAGATCCGTTTGCCGATACACCCTCCACAAAAGGAGAAACGCCATCAGCGAAAACCGAACAGGCTGCGGCAGCAGACACGTCGGCTGATGACCTTGCTCTCATGGAGGCTATTGGTGCAGCAGGTATTCCGACACTGCAAAACCTCACAAGAGGTTTGGCAGCGGCAGGTAAGCCACGAAACAGGGCCTACAAGGAAACGATGGCAAGGATGCAGCAGTCTAGGAACGTAGGAGATATAGATGCAACCCATACTCGCCATGACAAATCAACGATGGCAAGACGGGCAGCGTCAGACCTAGCAGAGCAGACCGCAGGTGCAGCTAATGTAATGGCGTCATCACAAAGGTCTCTAACAAAACAAAAGAAAGAGGCTATGGAGAGGGACGCTAAGGCGAAGGCCGCTGCTGATGCCGCTGCGTTTGCTGACAGGGTCCAGACAGAGAAAGAGAGAGAGGGGAAAAGCAAGGACACCCATAGAAGAGCTGGCGCTAAACACAACATAAACACTCTTGAGCAGAACAAAAAGGAACACCAAGAAAACCTTGAAGCAGATGAAAATAAAAGAATAGCTGCCGAAGATTTTGATTATAACAAGCTGACGCACTCAGCAGAACAGGCCAAGCTAAACAGAGATTTTCAAAAGAAAATGAAGGTGCTTGACCGAGCGCTCCAAAGGGAGATCTCTAACAATAGGCTTGCTGCCGCAAACAACAAGGGTGGCAAGAAACCAAAGAGGCCCAAGAAAGAGGATTCCACCAAGATACTTGACGCTGCCCTTAAATCAAACAAGGCAGCGATGACTAGGCGAACAAACGACATGCGTATTACTGGTAAAAACATAGACACGGCAGACTGGCTTAAACATCAGAGGGAGACAAGCCAAGAGATAAATGCAATCCAAACAAAAACAAGGGAGGGAACCGACAAGTATACTCCAAAAGAGAAGGCTCGTCTGCAACAGCTATTACACTATCAGGAGTATCTGATAAACTTTAATCCCGACGAAGGGGTTGCGATTAAAGGGCCACCAAAAAAGCCATTGCCGACCTTTACGTCGTCGTCGGAACCAATGGGGCCTGTGCGGAAAAAAAAACGTAAAGACACAAAAAAAAAACGTAAAGACACAGGGGTAGTTGATTATGTTCCAGCCGATACAGGATCAGGCTACGTTGTAGATCCTGCTATTTAGGAGATAAAATGGCCTACGAATGGGAAGCAGCAGAACTAGAACAAGACCCATCTTTGAGGGAATACGGACTCCTGCCTGAGCAGGAGGGCCGTCTTCCACAAGGGCCTGTTGCAGAGGCATGGGATCTGGCCGAGTATGATGATGATGAGGAGGAGGAGAAGGTTTACCCCTCCATGATCCACCAATACGCCGACGAGATTGGTAACTGGGTTGATAAGTCTGAGGTCAAATCCGTAAACTGGGACGCACTGAAACATACTGCCGACATAGTTGCCAACAGCACGAGACAGATAGAGGAAAGACTCACAAAGGTCATGAACCGAAAAGGGGCCGACGACAGAACGGAGGAGGAGAAAGACAGGGAGCGCCATGAGCTAATAGAGCTAATCGAACACATACCGAAAGCGGGTGCCATACAGGAAAGCATCAAGCACATGCACCGACAGTGGGTGACTGGGGTGCCGTTTGTTCCTCACTTTATCCATGAGAGAAAACCAGACAGCCCTGAGTATAAAGAAGACAAGAAGGCTTATGAGAAGTATTGGGGCCAGAAGTATTATACCCCCAATGAGATCGTCAGGCTCCAAGAAACAGACCCAGCAAAAGCAGACGAGATAGCTAAAAGGCAAGACAACGCAGTCATGCGCTATGCCAGAGGAATAATGGACTTCGCGTATGGGGCTAAGGATATGTTCATGACGGTCTTCGATAACATCGAGACAGCCAAAAAGAACTTTGGCTCATGGAGTGAGCCGATGGCAAGATATAGTCCGGCCACACTTTTCAAGAGCGATGCGGAGAACGAGAAATACCTGTCTGAACTGAGCCAGAGGGAGTTTGATTTCTGGGGTTTGCTTAGAGATATAGGCATCACCGCTGCTGACGCTTATGTTCTAGTGAAAAATCCAAAGGTCGCAATGGCACCCATGATGACAGAGGCGCTTCTTCACTCAGGTGAGGCGTCAGCAAAAAACCCACTCGGATATAGGGTTGCATCGAAAATGGGGAAGGGAGCCGCTAAGACGGGCGCTATTTACGCCAAAGGTGCGCTCACGGGAAAGATTAAGGGGCATGGCGCTGGCAAACACGCAGTAGCCGAACACGCGCTGATGGACAAAAATGCCCTACACCAGAAAAGGCTAGAGAAAGCGTACGAGGGAGGGCATGGTGGTGCCGTGGCCCTTGCAAAAGGCGCATCAAAGATGGCGCAGTCTGATATTGGGTTTGTTAAGAACGTGGGCAACCTTATCTTGCAGTCTCAGCGTCAAGGTGTTCTCGGTATGGGGTTTGGTAAGAGGTTTGCTGGTCTTGAGGTGACACCAGAAATACAAAAGACCATCATTGCCCTTGAGCGTGAGTCCAGAATGAAGCCGATGGAGGTTGCAGACTGGGTGCAGAAGGTCAGGGAGACAGATCCCGATGCTTTCGCTGTTGTGTTTGATGCCATCAACGAAGGTCAGGCGATTGCCCCGCAAATGCACAATCTTCTAAAAGACATTGTGGAGGTTAGAGGGAGGGGGGAAGCACTCAAAGAGAAGCATGTAAACCAGATGGTTGCAGCGGAGCAAGTGAAGAACCAAGCACTCAAAGAAGGAGCGCAGAGAAGCGAGATGCTTCCTCTTGAGCAAACCAAGTATGGTCTAGTGAACGGGAGGATGGAGGCATTAAAGAGTGATGGCCTAATCGGAAAGCCCCAAACGAAATACCGCAGAGCAGAGAAGGGCAGAGATGCGGCAGAGATTAAGCATAGGGATGCAAGCCAGTTTCTTCAAAGGTTTGAGGATGCGCTGTCATCAAAGAACGCCCCGCTTATCGACATGCTTAGAAGGGAGGCTGTAGAGTTAAAGCTGCTCAACAAGAAAGCGGCAACAGCCAAAGAGGGACGAGCTGGGAAGGCTAAGGATATTTTAAAAGAGGGGTTTGAGTACGACAAGATTGCTCGACAAATAGAGGAATACAATAATGGCCTAGTGAACTTTACTTACAACGGAAAGAACATGAGAGGGCTGGAGTTTATTATCGACGGTCTTAAACCTGAGAACTTTGACCCATCAAAAGTAAAGGCAGAGATAGCTTTCAAGAGAGCAGAAAATCCTGCCCTGTATGATGCGCTTGCCGGAAGAATGGACGTGCTAATACAGACACGTCGTCACATGGACAACTTTTCTAAAGAGTTGGCAACGCTAGTCAAAGACCCGAAGCAAAGAAAGATCTTAGAGGAAAGCACTTTTCTATCTAACGTGCTTGGTGGTTATGTGCCGCACAAAAAGGCTGGCTTAACAGAGCTAACTGGTAATCGCACTGGGGCTGAGGCGTTCAGGGACAATCTCAAGATCGCTAAAGAGAAAAGAGAAAAGGCAAAGGACTGGTCAACCAATGTTCTTGAGAGGTCGAAGGGAGATCAGGCTGCATGGCAAGCGTTGCTGGAGTACACCATTAACGCAACAAACATGATCAACAAAGCCAAGCTGCACAAGGGAGTTGCAGACTCCCTTGGCAAACACAATAAGATTTTCGAGAACAAGGGAGAGTTTGTAAGGGCGACCGGACTACCGGAGTCAAAAGTAAAATCCATAGACCTGCACAGGCAGGGAAAGCTCGGACACGACACATGGCAAATGATACAGCGCGGCATCCCCTACGAGTGGGTTGAAGTATCAAAATCAGCAGACCCACTGCTGCCCATCTTTGGTCAGCTTGAGGGCAAGGTAATACCGAAGCATGTGTATCACCACCTCGCCAACTACGACGCTGCTTACGGAGCAGTCAGAAAATCAAGCAGGGTCTTACAGGATATTTTTAAACAATCCAAAACCATCTACGGTTTGCCCTACTATTTCAATACCGCAATGGGGCTGGCCGTCCTCCAAGCACTGGATGGTGGTACACCTTTAGAGCTTATGCAGGGTATTGTGGATTATGGAAAGAAGGGGGAGGTCTATACTGCCCTTCGTGACGCTGGTGGCATCAGGGAGTCGGCAATGCTTTTGGGCGTTGACGCTCCAAAGCAGAATGTTTTTGGGAAACTTGGAAAACTTATTCACGGGAAAACAAAGAAGCTGGCAGAGCAACCAAGCCCACTTCCCCCCTCAGTAGGGGGAGGCTCTAGGGTGAGAACGGGTGTTCAAGGTGGAGTTAAAGAGTTCAGCAAGTTTCTCACAGAGCTGTACGAGGGATGGCAAGACCCAGTTCAACATCAGGCCGCAAAGAAATATGGCGTTCCCGCTGCGGCCATTGCCGCAGGTGGGATTGTGGGTGCTGGCATCACTGGGGGTCTCGCGGGTGGTGCGCTGATTGGAATGTTAAATGGTTTAGCAGCAAGCAGGGGGCCAAGACTTTCGATGCTGATGGATCAAGGCGCACGAATAGCATCGGCAACAAGACTCGTTAATCAGTACGCAAATGTTATAGCCGGAAAAATGGCAGAGGCTAGGGGAAGGAAGTCATCAAGAAGACAAAGAGAAATAGATATTGCCACAGCAAGAAAACAAATACTTAAAAACAAGAAGCTGATGAAAGAAATATCCACACTGGCAGACAAGGCCAACATTGATTACACGCTGCTGCCTATGAGCGTAGAGCATTTCAGCGCAGCAGGACCAATCAGCCCATTCATTAAGTTTGCTACTCGCGCCACTGAGCTTCTGTATGACTCACCAGAGATGATGCCTAGAAGATTTCTACAGCTAAACGAGGTAGAGCAACAGCGGCTAAACGATATGACGAAAGAGCAGTGGGATTTCAGAAACAATATGCCGTGGGGCGAGCAGGGGATGGGCTACCTTCCAAACAACGAGACAGGAAACTACTGGTCTGCTGCCTACTGGAACCCCTTGACGATGGCGGTTGTCAGAGAAGCGATGCCTCTGATTACAATGGTGGGGGGATGGTTTGGTGGTGCCTCGCCGTGGTCATCGAAGGAGGCATTTAGGGCTGAAACATCAGGCAGCGCCTCTAGGCTTCTTAACTACGGGTGGCTAAAGCCAATCGTAGAGTCTTTTGGGTCAGGACGTGGGCCGAGAGGGGAGAAGCTGGACACGCTTGGAAAGAAAGGGAAGAACCTTGCGACCGGATGGGGGCCTAGCTGGCTATATAGGATCAGCCAGTTAAGAGAGATTCTTGGGAACACCACTGATAAGACAGATCGTGGACTTACGCAGTCAGGCGTGATAACAAACGCAACAGGGTCCAGAAATAAGCCAATCCACACGGTGAAAGTCCAGCGGCAGCTACTAAAAAAGGAATACACCAGAGCAAGAAATACACTTATAGGGGACATAAAGGCCCAGTTGAGCTTGGCCAAGAACGACCCCGACCGAGTAA